ACCCACTCACTTTGGAAGCACCTAGCTCCTGAGAAGTGGTCACAAGAGAGCATAACCTTTGAACATCAAATAGCCGAGGTCTGTAACAGGATAGGTGCTGAGGGATGGTCATTTAATGAAAAGAAAGCAGGTGATTTATATTCTAAGTTGGCTCAGAAAAGGTCTGACCTTGAAGTCGAACTCCAAACATTGTTTGAGCCTTGGGAGATTCATACTGAGTTTATTCCAAAGGTTAATAACAAGAAGTTGGGGTATATTAAAGGTGAGCCGTTTACAAAGGTAAAGGTCATCGACTTCAACCCTAATAGCAGAAAACACATACAGTTCTGCTTACAGAAAAAGTACAAGTGGAAACCTAAGAAGTTTACTCCTTCAGGTGATGCACAAATTGACGAAAGTATTTTGGCCAACCTCCCTTTCCCTGAGGCCAAAAAGTTGGCCTATATGTTTCTCCTCCAAAAACGTATAGGTCAACTAGCTGAGGGATCGCAGTCATGGCTTAAGCTATGTCAGGATGGTGTCATTCGTCATAACATAATTTCAGCAGGTACTGTGACTTTGAGAGCAGCTCATAGATACCCTAACTTAGCTCAGGTTCCTAGTGTTGGTGCTGAGTTTGGTAAAGAGTGTCGTGAGTTATTTACAGTACCTGCTGATTACTCACTTGTAGGGTCAGACTTGTCAGGACTTGAGCTAAGATGTTTAGCTCACTTCCTAGCTTATACTGACGGTGGTGACTATGCTCAGGAAATACTGAACGGTGACATCCACACTACAAATCAAAAAGCTGCAGGTCTTGATACTAGAGATCAAGCCAAGAAGTTTATCTACACTTTACTTTACGGTGGTGGTGATAAGCGAGTTGGTGAGGTTCTAGGAAAAGGAGCTAAAGAAGGTAAAGCAACGAAAGAGAAGTTCTTTAAAGCTATGCCTTCATTTAATCAGCTTAAAACACAAGTACAAGCTGCAGCAGAACGTGGTTACTTAATAGGATTGACAGGTGAACAGGTTAAAATCCGTTCAGCACATGCTGCCTTAAACACGTTACTTCAAAACACAGGCTCTACCATTAGTAAAAAGTGGGTCATCCTCATTGATCAAGAACTTAAGAAACAAGGCCTCGATGCCAAGATCATAGCTTGGGTTCACGATGAAGTTCAAATCAAATGCAAGAAAGGAATAGTAGACGATGTCGGTGATATCACTAGAAGAATGGCGAAAGAAGTCGGTGACTACTTCAAGTTCAAAATCCCAATCGCCTCCGAATACACAGTTGGAAACAATTGGTCGGAAACTCACTAAAGCTGAGATCGAACTCGAAAAGAAAACAACAGAGGCTCTAAGTGGCCTCTGTTTTATTATATGGAATGCATGGACAAGGCCTTTCTCAACAAGAGGCACCATAGCAAGAAAGTACCCTGAGCTTGTCGGTATATGTGCAAGTGAAGGTTTAATCACATTGAAATTTGATGACGTTAGTTGGGGCAAGCATTGGTTAGCCACTGAAGACGGTATCGATTATTATAAGGAGATAAAAAACTATGATGGCATTAGTTGATGGAGATTTATATCTCTATAGAACACTTGCAGCCACTGAAGAAGAAACAGATTGGGGTGACGATGTATGGTCATTAACAAGTGACCTTAAGGTAGCTAAAACCAACTTCGACAAATTGATTAAACGCTATGTCGAGGAATGTGGTGTTGATTGGTTTTGTCTGTGTTTCAGTGACAAACAAAACTTCAGAAAGTCAATACATCCTGAGTACAAGTCTGCTCGTAAAAAGATAAGAAAGCCTGTTGGTTACTCCTACATGATTGATTGGTGCAGGGATAACTACAGGACGGTGACAATGCCTAAGTTAGAGGCTGACGATGTCATGGGTATTAAGTCTAACTCTACTACTATTATTATTAGTGACGACAAGGACATGAAGACAATACCAACTAAGATATACCGTCCTATGTCTAATGAGTTTTTAGATATCAGCAAACAAGAGGCCGACAAGAACTTTTTAACTCAGGCTTTAACAGGTGATTCAACTGACGGATATAAAGGCCTGTCAGGAGTTGGCATAAAAAAGGCTGAGGTAATACTCGGTTCTAGACCAAGTTGGGGAGCAGTTGAGGCAGCTTATATTAAAGCAGGTTACACAAAAGAAGATGCCTTAACTCAGGCTAGACTTGCAAGGATACTAAGAACTCAGGATTGGGATTACGATAAACAAGAGGTGAAGTTATGGACACCTTAAAGATCAATATCTCATTCAAACTGTTTAAATTCTTCAACACAATATCCACCCATTATTACAACCAATACTGCCGTCTAGTTCATCGCAAACAACAACGTGATGGAATGAGACGGCTATGAGACATATGGAGTTCATGAAAGCTATGGCTAAACAGGAAAAGATAATAACCAAACCTCCTCATTACGAAGTTTTTAAGATAGAGCCTGTGTCCTTTATTATGAAAAACAGTCTGTCCTTTTGGAAGGGCAACATCATTAAATACGTCATGAGAGCAGGTCTAAAGACCTACGACAATCAAGACGAAGTTCAATCAGAAATAACCGATCTACAGAAAGCAGTCAGATATTGCGAAATGAGGATCAATCAGCTCGAAGGGAAAGAACCAAATGCAATCAGATAATTACTTACCGTCACTGTATCAGCAGTTCATACATTTATCACGTTACTCACGGTGGTTACCTGAGGAACAACGAAGAGAGAATTGGGGTGAGACAGTAGACAGGTACTTCAACTTCTTTAAAGAACACCTCATGGAGAGCTATGACTATCCCTGTCCTCCTGTAGTTATGGATGAACTCCATGAGGCCGTTATGAACCTGAGTGTTATGCCCTCCATGAGATGTCTTATGACGGCAGGTGAGGCACTAAAAAAAGAAAACATAGCAGGTTACAACTGCTCCTATATTGCCATAAATAGGCTACAGGCATTCGATGAAATACTGTATGTCCTCATGAATGGAACAGGTGTCGGATTTAGTGTCGAAAGACAGAATGTAAACAAGCTACCAATGATTGCTGAGGCCTTCTACAACAGTGATACAGTCATAACAGTTAAGGATAGTAAGCTCGGTTGGGCAAAGGCCTACAAGGAGCTTATAGGACTGTTATACATAGGTCAGATACCTCAGTGGAACACTAGTCTTGTAAGACCTGCAGGTTCACCATTGAAGACATTTGGTGGTAGGGCATCAGGAGCTGCACCACTTGAAAACCTGTTTAACTTTACTGTACATGTAATTAAGAATGCTGCAGGTCGTAAGTTAAACTCAGTGGAGTGCCATGACATTGTATGTAAGATAGCCGAAGTAGTGGTTGTTGGTGGTGTTAGAAGGTCAGCTTTAATCAGCCTATCTAACCTATCTGACGACAGGATGAGACATGCTAAGTCAGGTGAATGGTGGAATGCTAACAAGCAACGAGCCTTAGCTAATAACTCAGCAGTCTACACTGAGAAACCTGACATAGGTATCTTCATGGATGAATGGAAGTCCTTATATGAATCTAAGTCAGGTGAACGTGGTATCTTCAATAGACAATCAGCTAATAAGATGGCTGAGGCCTCAGGTCGCAGAGTGATCGACAACTACGAGTTTGGAACTAACCCCTGCTCCGAGATCATCTTAAGAGACCGTGAGTTCTGTAACTTATCTGAGGTTGTCATACGTCCTAGTGATACTAAAAAGACATTACTTAAGAAGGTACGACTTGCTACTATCATAGGTACAATGCAGTCAACCCTGTTAAACTTTAGGTATGTCTCAAGTGAATGGAAAAAGAACTGTGCTGAGGAAAGACTGCTCGGTGTATCTCTAACAGGTATCATGGATAACGACTTGACTAACGGTAACAAGTCAGGACTTGACCTATTACTACAGGAGCTAAAGGAAGAGGCTATAAAGACTAACCTTGAGTTCAGTAAGGATATCGGTATACAACAGTCAGTTGCCATTACCTGTGTTAAACCATCAGGTACTGTTAGTCAGTTGGTTGATGCTGCCTCAGGTATCCATGCAAGACACAACCCTCATTACATAAGAACAGTCAGGGGTGATAAGAAAGACCCACTGACTAAGCTGATGGTTGACCAAGGCATACCTGCTGAGGACGATGTGATGAACCCTGACAATACTACAGTCTTTAGCTTTCCTATGGAGGCACCAAGTAACTCAGTGTTCAGGACTGATAAGACTGCCATTGAACAACTAGAGTTATGGCTCATGTATCAAAAGAATTGGTGTGAGCATAAGCCTTCAGTAACTGTGTCAGTTAAGGAACATGAGTGGTTAGATGTAGGTGCTTGGGTATACGACAACTTCGATTACATGTCAGGTGTGTCGTTCCTACCTTTCAGTGACCATACATACCAACAGGCTCCCTATCAGGACTGTGATCAGTCTGAGTATGACTTAATGTCTCAGGCTATGCCATTGTCTATCGATTGGTCTAAGCTGAGTGAGTATGAACAACAGGATAACACCATAGGATCACAGGAGTTAGCCTGTGTCGGTGGAGCCTGTGAGATCGTATGACTATGTTATCACCATGTAAAAACGTATGCAGGTTGGACACTAAGAACGATAGGTGTTCAGCCTGTTATAGGACTACATTTGAGATCAGTAGATGGTCACAGATGGAGCGACAGGAACGACAGGCCTTAGTCTATCAGGTGATACCTCGAAGGAGATTACAGGCTGAGATGGAACTCTTGGGTGATACTAAAGCATCCAGTGACGATAACGTGAGGGTTCTATCGGATACATAAGTAAAGGCGTGAACTGTCAGAATGCCAACTACAAGTTGTTACATCAAGGCAACACAGGCTATCTCCAACAGTTCACGCTTACTAATGTATACTATTGTAGCAGGTTATCAAGGGGTCACTAATGTCGTGTCACTAGACACTAATTGATACTTTAGTTAACTATATGTCGACAAGTGTCCACCCTTAGGAGAGATCAGGAGTGAATGAGGGATGTGTGTGTGTATCAGTGGTGGTACATGGGTTAACTAGAGATAGAACTATAGGAAATAAGTAAGTAAGTTCCCTATTTTCAACGACCTTAAATATACCTCTTACGAATAAATTTCAGATAATGTCTAATGTCTTAAGATACATAGGTATTATATTGCAATCAGATAACTAGTCTGTTGACCTAAGATGTCTATAGATATCAAGTACTTAGCAGTTATTGTCGTTTAATTTTGGTACCATACCTCAGATTTTCGACCCCCATACCCTTAATAATACAATCAATTTCAAAAAAGAGTTAAAGCCTTCTTGTTGTTGTTATTGTTGTTCGACCTTTTACATGAGAGAAGGAAATTCCCATGCCCTTAGAAACTTCAAACTTTATTGATGGGTTAGTAGCTACTAATCCTGTGTCTACTGATGCCTTAGCACAGGCTGACGACCATCTACGTTTACTTAAATCTACAGTTAAAGCTACGTTCCCTAACATAACAGGAGCAGTCAATAGTACTCAAGATGAGCTTAACATAATCGATGGTGGCACCGCTGCAACTGCAACTACCTTAGTTGATGCTGATAGAGTTGTGGTAAACGACAATGGTACAATGGTGCAAGCTGCAGTGACTGACGTAAGTACCTACGTGAATGCCAATGCTTTTTTAGTACCCTCGGCTCTAACTGCGACATCGACTTTGACCCCTGCTGCTCCTAAGTCTATCTATCAGTTAGTAGATACTTCAATTGGTGACACCGTAATTACTGTTAATGTAGGTGCTTTACTAGCAGGGCAGTATGTCGTTATCGACAAGTCATCCACGGCTAATACATTAAGCATCACTTGGGCAGCTAACTCCACAGGTTTAACACTCGGTAATTCAGTTGAACTAGCTATTGGTTTTTACAATGGTACGGCATTTAGTTTTATAGAAACAGTTAAATCATAGGTTCAACATGATCCCTTTATTCTCGAATATAGGTTACTCAGAGATTAACTCTTCAGGTAACTTAAGTGATGCTATGGGTGCAAATAAAAGTAAATTACCGATACAATACTTTAAGTTAACAGGTGATGTAACAGGTAACTTAACTATGCCTAACAATGCAGCTCACCGTAAGATATACTTAGACACTAATGGTCATAGCATAATTAACCCTACAGGGTCACCAATAACTAATAATTCATCTACTGCTATTACATTAAAAGGTAGTGGTGACGTTAAGTCCACGTTAACATCTACGTCTATAGTTAATAGCACTACGACTTTCCAAGGTACAAATAACATAGCTGAGTTAGATGGGTCGCCTTTAGTTGTCAGTAGTGGATTTGCTGAGATATCACAATACATGGATTACCAACCTTCATCAGGTACAGGGGCACCTAATGGAAATTCAGAATTTAGAATAGCTGATGGTCAAACAGGAGGCCCCAACGGTTTTGGTAGTGCTTGGAGGGTTAGAGTACCTAGTGGAGTAAGTTGGAAAGTAAACGGTACTGTCCTTACAAGTGGTACTGTTTTAAATGCATCTCAAATGAATGCTGCTATGGGTGCAAGTAACAACTTTAATAAAGTAGTTTCTTTTCAGGCTATCGTAAATGACAACCCTAATCAGTTTGATAATGTATGGTCATTCCCTCCGAGTGGATGGACGGCAAATTATGATTCATATTATTCAGGCTCAGGTATTTATAAAATAAAACATGCTAATGTTGCAGGTTACAAAAATGTTCTTGTTTATAATTCAAGTGCAGGCAGGTTTGAAGGTCGTACAGAATATTCGGTTTACCAAACAACTGTATTAGGATATCAAAGTAATAGCAGAAGAGGTAACACATCTCCTCCTCACACGATGACAATAAATGTTTTAGTCGGTGGTCAGGGTAGAGACTTTAGCTTTACTAATAACTTAACAATACCCATCGTACTTAGTGGTAATGACCCTTATAACGATGTCAGTGTTAATGCAGGTGACACGGCTACGTTTACTCGAAGTTCAACAGACGGCTCCCATGATATAACAGGTACCATTACAGGAAGTAGTGGTTCAAATCCTTATGCACTTGCCTATGTGAACGACGGTACAGGCACTTTAGACGTAACAGGGTACACAGGTATTAACTCAGTATCGGCCTTCTAATGTTTAAGGTATTAGTCGTGGCCTGTATGGTCGCCAATCCTCAGCAATGCCTGTTTATCGAAAACACACAATACCCTGTTGTCTTCGAGACTTTTGAGGCCTGTAAGGAAAGAGCCTTGGTAATAGGTAGTGAGGTTCCTGAGTATTTAACAGGCTATAGAGCCTTGACTTGGAAATGTTCACAGGTAAGAGAAGGCAGGTTCACATGAGTAAAGATGAACAGGATAAACTAGATAAAATATACGAGGACTTTATGTCATCTCTTAAGAAGAAAGACAGTGTTCTTTACTATGAATTGAGAAACAACGAAGTACCTATAAAAGAAGGCAGTTAGACATGGCAAACTTTCCAATTAGAGACTTAGGTTCTGTTGGAGCTATAACTGACCTTAGTCCATACAACATTCCAATAAACGGTTTTTCTACGGCATTGAATGTAAGGTTTGACGAGGGGAAAATCCGTAGGTCACCGATCTTCAGAACAGTAAAAGGATCATTGGGATTTACCCCTCGTTTCGCATACGGTATAGTACCTAATACAGGGTTTGATAGTGTTATAATGATATCAGATACCTATGTTATCAAAGAGTATAATGCAGGTACTATATCAGACAGAAGTGGTTCAATTAGTGGCAACTCCGATCCACGACCTTTTACAGGAACTACTCTGTCTTCAGTAACTTATATTAACAGAGAAGACCGAGTACCTGTTTTTAGGTTATCTACCTCAACTAACTTTGCTGATTTAACTAATTGGCCTACAGACTACAGATGCCAATCCCTGAGGTCATACAATGACTTCTTAATTGCACTGAATACAACTGAGGGTATTTCTTCTTTTCCTAATAGAGTAAGGTGGTCTAACTTAGCCTTATCAAATGCCGTTCCTGATAGTTGGGATGAAACTGACTTAACTAAGTCTGCAGGTTTTAACGACCTTGGTGAGATGCAAACAGGTATTGTCGATGGTATTCCTTTAGGGAGTAACTTTATTATATACTCAAGTGACCAAGTCTATTTGATGGAATTTGTTGGTGGTACGTTTATATTTAACTTTAGAAAGTTATTTACAGATGCAGGTCTTATAAACCAAAACTGTGCAGTTGAAATTGACGGTAAGCATTATTGCTTTGGTGACTTTGATATTTACATGCATGATGGAACAACTAAGCAATCTATATGCGATGAAAGAGTAAGAGCATTTATTTATGGTGGTCTAAACAATACATCTAAAGATAAATTCTTTGTTCAGCATAACCCAACTTTAAATGAGATATACTTCTGCTACACCTCAGG